GTGGAGTTCGCTCGGGGCTTGTCGTGTTTCATGTATGGTCTCATGCATGGTTACTTGCATGGGTGCATCCTTTGCCTTCCATTTTACCCAGTGCGTTGCTTTGCTCTTTTGGTCTTGCTCTTTGCGTTGACCTACAAATACCTCGATGTCCCCGTAGGCGTTGGTGGGTAGGTTTAGCAAATCGTCTTTTTTGAGTTGTACTTTGATTCCGTAATCATTCTTCCAACCTTTGCCTACATACTTTTCGTTTTCCATAACTTATAGTTTTTCAATTTCTTGTTTTACTTCTAAAAAATAAGCATATACATTTTGATAATTCATATCTCTATCAATAACATCCAATATCTTATCAACTGAAATCAATGCACATTGCCTAGAATACGGATAATTTACAGAACAAAATATATCATTGTCTAATATTACAAATTTATCAACCAACTCTTTTGCTTTTTCTTTCGGTGTCATATCGTTGAATAAATTGCTTTAAATTCTGCTTGCACTGTTGCGTTGTCGAGTCCTTTCGTGGTGTCCCGATCGTAGTTTAATTGCATCAAGTAACCGCCAATCGGTTTGCCATACGCGCCCCGTTCGATATGCCAACCAAAACTTCCATCGTTGAACTCGTCTTTATACGTTGACGTTCGAATGTCGTGCTGAACCTTTTGAACGTTCAAATACGGTTTGTTTCGTGATAAGCTTTCTTTGATGTTGACGTGGTGGTATAGTTCGTGAACGTGTCCCATCCAAAGAACGTCCGCACCATCCACTTGCGCACCCATGCGTTGGTGTTGGATAACTCCCTTGGTTACCACTCCACCGCCACCGTGTCCGTGATGGTACTTAACAAAGAACTTCCGATAGGAGTTACTGCTTACCCGTGCCACTTTGAACACAATCCATCCAGCGTAACCGCCATTCAAAACGCTTGCACCCGTCTTGTAATTGAGGGTTGTAACGAATCGCTCGGTGAGGTCGATTTCGTGACGTTTCACCACGCTCGTTTCGTGGTTACCGTACCCCACAAAAAGCAAATGGTGAGCGTACTTCGCCCACCATTCTACTGCTTCGTTAACAACCAAGTCGAAGTAATTTGCTCCGATATGCTCGGGACGAATGTCCTGTTTACTTGCCCGTTTGTCGTACTTGCCTTGCATCAAACAAAAGAAGTCGCCATTGATTAGGATTTTCGCTCCTTCGTTAATTGCTTGGTCGAGGTGTTGCTCCAATAGATCACGCCTACATTTGGGGTGGTCGAAGTGGAGGTCGGAGAGTAGCAGAAACTTATCGGCATCGTTGCTTTCGATTTCGATAATGTTACGCCCGTACTTGGTTGTTTTCATGGTTAGAATATGTTTGATTCTTTAACGGCTTGCTCAACCAGTTCATGGGAGTAACCGAGATTGTAAAACATTAGTTGCGTTTCGCTTACAATTTTTTTGAGGTTCTCAAAGTCCCCAGTGTAAGGTAGGTCGGTTTGCAAAATGCGAACTGATCGCTCTTCTTCAAACTTGAAGATGATGCTAATGGTTGGTGTTTCATTCATAAGTATTTGGTTTAATGGTTAATGAATTGTTTATCGTTCAGTTGTTGACTTTGTTGTTAATAATTGTAAGATAATACGCAGGGTCTTTCTTTTCGCTTTCCTCATACTTTTTTAACAAAATAGTTTTGAACTTTACCAAGTCGATGGAGTCCACTTTTTTGGATTTCAAGAACTTACCGTGGAATTGACGGCAAGAATTACCAGTGGCGAACTCGGAAATCGTTTGGCTGATTTGCAGAATTTCATCTTTGATTTGAATGTAACGTTCCATGATTTCGGAGCAATCGAATCGCTCTTTTTTAAGTTGCTCACGGTAACCACGTAGGGCGTGTTTGTATTTGTGTAGCCATTCGAACCACTCGACTTCCTGACCTATCTCGAACCCGTAACGATTCCAACGGTACTTTTCAAATGGGTGCGTTTTCATGTTTCCGTGATTGTGATTTTGTGTTGGTTTTCGATCAGTTTCTTTTTCAGTTTGTACAACGGTGTGCGCATTCCCTTCACGTCTTCAATAATCGTCTTGCTTAGCGTTTTGTCGTAGTAAACGAAGTCGGCTTTGTAGGTAAACATTTTTTTGCCCTCTAAGGCGAAAACGAAAGGCACTTGAAGGTGTAGGTCTAACACCTCTCCGTTCGTCGCTCTATGCGTCAGAAAAACGTATCTATCGGCTTCCTTCTTGCTATCGAAGGTGATGCCGTCGACCTTAGTTTTTTTATTGTTGTATTTTGAGCGTTTAATCATCGTTTTATTTTGTAGTCAGGGTGGGATTCGAACCCACGATGCTTCCGCACTTCTGCGTTGATGCCTTTTTTGTTTAATGTGAGGTTCGACTTACCTCATTACAGTTTTTTACCTTTACCACTCAGGCCACCTGACTATGTTGCTTGTCTTTCCAAGCTGTCACCATACAAAGTACTCCACCAATGGACACCTAACTACCTGTTTTGGCTGATAAGAGTATCGACACTCTTGTACTATATGGCTCTGTGGATTCGAACCACTCTCGCAGTCAGGACAGGACTCGAACCTGTAACCACGTCTGGTATAGTTTCACTTACTGCCATTTGGATTGTACATTTCCACAGGATTCAGTTACTTGCTATAGCGTCTACCATTCCGCCACCTGACTATGTTGCAACTATTGCCTATCAAGGGTCAGTAGGTCAGTTGCCAACCCATCCAGCTTACGATCTGGCTCAACTTAATCACAGAGGTTGAGGATCTACGTTCTCTTGTACTTCGAGCGCAATTTCTTAACTGGTCTTTAAAAGGATTGAATCATTGGTTTTTGTCCCTTTTAAGGAAGTTGTCCGATTTCCTCGGACGGCTGAATGTCTTGCAAGTCGTATGCAATTTTCAGCAATCCTCGGAACGTGTAAATATTTAGATTATTTGCATCACTCCAGTCTTCCTGAATTATTTTGTCAAATATCGGGAATGTTCTTCCGAAAGAATTTTCTAACATTTCCCTTGCTTTGTCCTTATCCATGTTCAATCCTCAGAACTATCTAACCGTTCTTCCTCGTATTGCTTCAAGGCTTCATTGGCTTGCTCTTCCGTTTCCTCTTGCATGATTGCCCACTCTTCGATACTGGGTGAATGCGGTGCTCCGTTAAGTGTGATGGTTTCGGTTAGAATCTCCCACTCACCGTCCTCGGTGGTTAGGGAATAGTTGAATTCGATTTCTCCCGCTTCAACTTCGATGGTGATTTCTTCTCGTAAGTACATTTTGTTTTGGTTTATGCTTCAAAGTAACGAAGTAAAATTTAATTGTGCAAACTTTTTTTTACTTTTTTTTAAAGTCCGTGATTTGTTTCGTTTTTCTTTCGGTGGTAGGCTACCAACTGCGGGGTTTTTTCGTAACTGGCTACGTAGTGGTCTTTGCTCACGTTATCGTAATAGCTTATTGCATCCCTTAAAGTTTCCTCATTTGGAAACTGATCGAAGAACAATTTGCAGGCGTAAGCGGAAGCCGTGGCGTTTCCTTCCATCCCTTCCGCATCCTTTGCGATGAACGGGTTGAACATTTGCGAAAGGTTCAAACGTTTACCCATTTCGATACACCAGTTATACTGATCGTCCGTTAAAGAGAATCCGCAGTGTTTGTAGATTGCTTTGTACGTTGGTTGCCCGAAGTCAAAGAACTTCGCCATATCCCTTTCGTTTTCGTGGTACTGGCGATAGCTTGAAACGATCCACGCTTTTCTTTGCTCGATTGGATAGGTGCGTGAAAACTCCACGCCACTGCTCGCAATCTTCTGCTCGGATTTGTTGTACCTGATCATGTAGGTCGTTAGCCATTGCATGATTGTACGGATGGAAGGCTTGAAGGTGTCGATTGATTCACGCCTACCGATTTTGAGTGCGCTTTCAAACTGCTCTTTGGTGAGGGTGTGGTAAAGTTCCATTTCCTCTTCGAGAGTTTCAATTTGCCGTGTGAAGGTTTCATCGAGTGCGACGTTGTTTCCGAAGTAGGCATACAGCTTGATTAGTTGCTGGGTGAGGTACTGCGTACGCTCGTTTGGTTGCATTTGTTTAATGATCATGGTTTTTATGAATTTGGTTTGATACCCATTTGGCTATTTCATCGGCAGTCATTTCGCCTGCTTTTTTCGTTGGTTGGTTTGGTTGTTCTCGATCCACGTCAAAGGTACGTATCCATCGGGCGAAGTGTTTGTAAACATCGGTGCGGAATAGGTACTTGGTTTGTTGTAGTTGTTGGTGGAGGATAAACGGTTGGATTGAACGGATCAGCTTTTCGGTTTCGTACCCCGTTGCTTGTTTGAGTAGGTAGTAGTTCTCGGTGATCTGTTCTGTTAGGTAGTCGCCCATGGTTTCGAGGTTGATTTTCTCGACTGGTTCCATGGTTGATTTTGGGTGAACAAACACCTTTTTCTTTTCAACTTTTTGTGGCTTAATATTAATATTTATTTGTTCTTTGTTTTTTGTTCTTTTTTCTTCTTTCTTTAATGTGTTAACAGTGGTGTTAATATTCTTAACATCATCGTTAACATCATCGTTAACATCATTGATAACATCATCGTTAACATCAAGGTAAATTCGTATCCCTTTTTTGGCGGTTACCTCAACGATTTTAATAAACCCAACCTCCACCAATTCGTAAAAATACTTGGAAGCAATTTGGCGTGAAATCCCCAATGTTGTAGCCATGGATGAAATCATAATCGTAAACACGTGCGCCTTCTTGAAGTTATGAATCTTCTTTATGTAATGCCCAACGGCATACCCGTTAATTGTTATTTGCTCGGAGTTAACCAAGTCAAAAAGGCAATTGTCAATATCGTAACCAGTCATGGTAAAAATAAACCCCACCGAGGGGTGTATAGCGGTACACGTCCAAGGCAGGGTTATTAGTTTTTTATTCAAGGCGATTCCGCTAAATCGCTTTTTTACTTCAACAAAGGTAAATCAAAAGTCCAGTTTTTTGCTTAAAAAACGTGACAAATTTTGAAATAGTTTTGTCACGGGATTTACTTTTTCACCCGTACCAATGCTCTTTTGCCACCTTTCAAAATACTGATTCCGTTGGTGCAAAACTCAAAACCATGCAACGGTGAACCACACGATTTGTCGATATTCCACCCATCGGGTAACTCTTCAAAAAGTTCCCAATTGCGGAAAGTGTTGATTGTCTTTTCTGTTTGCATAGTTTTATTGATTTACGAACCGCATCCAAAACATTCAAAATTTGAATCGTCAGGTCTTAAAGGTGTTTCAACTTTACCAATCAGTTGCTTGATTTCGTAAATCTCTTGCCTGATCATCATTTCTTCATCGCATAGTTGCCCCGTCAATTGGTTTTCAAGGTGCGACATTTTCCACTTTAACGCTTCCACGTCCTGGGCGTTCTGAGGTTTTTGATACTTGTTCATTTATTATTTGTTTACTTTTTTCAATACATTTATCGGCTCTAATCCACGGGCAATTAAATTCATATCAACACATTTCCCTGCATCCTTTTCGTTATCAAAATACTTTCTAACTGCTTTACCATCAATTTGAATCGATGCTACGTAATACCACGCATTCGATGAATGAGCAACTGTAACGTATTTGAATGCTGATTTAGGTGGTTTGATTTTTATCGGCATCTTCCATTGCTTGTTTAAATTGTTCTTCAATCTGATTCAATGCGTCTTCCAACACCGCCAACTGCGAGGGGTGCCACGTAGCCAGTGCCTCGGTAACCTTATCAATTCCACGGCTGATCAACATCATTATTTCTTCGTCTTCATGCCAAAACAAAGCCGATAGCGTGTTCAGGTACAAACGCAAATCGGTTTCCAAAAGATTCAATCGGTTCTTCATTGACTGCCGATAGACGGGTGTGTTTTTCAGTTCGTCGATGTTTTCCGCAAGTGCCTGCATTAAGCAAACACTTCGGAACAAAGTTAGTTGTTGTTGTACGGTACTCATAGTGCGGTGTAGTTATATGTTTTCGAAAGTTCAAACCCTACTCGGTTAATCAGGTGCATGGCTTGCAACGCCTTGTAAAAGTCCTTATGCTCGATGCACTGGGAGCGCAACCGATACAAACGTTGCAGGCGGTGGTTTAGAATATCGAAACGGCTAACCCTCGAAAGGTCGAGTTTCTTTGCGGTGTATTGGGCGTTCACGTGTACTTCCATTGCTTTGAGTTTTACGCCTTGGATAAAGTCTATAAGTTGTTGTGGGTGTGGTTTCATTTGATGGTTACTTTTAACGTTGTTGAACTTGATTTGAGCGGTGGAGTAATGGTTACAATTTCTCCGTTTCCATCCACTAAGTTTTCGGGTTTGGTCAGTGATCGCAACCACTTCTCCCGTGCTTTCAGCATTTCGTTTGCACGTTCTACGTTTTCCTTCAATATCACCCATTCCACATCGTTGCATGAAGCGTAATCATATTTGATGCCAGCCTCAAAGGTTTCCGCCACCGCTCCGAACATTTCAGCGGTTCTCCCGTGCTTTGCTTGTTCGGTTAGTGCTAAGTCCTTGGTGTTGCTCAACGTTTCCTCCAAAGCCTTAATTAGCATTTTAGCACGTATTGCAAACTCCAACGGGTTGGTATAACCTTCCTCGATTTGGGTGGTGAATCCCTCGGTTAACGCTCGCACTTGGAGTTTACCCGTAACCCCTTGCAGTAGTTGTTCTGTTTGGTTAATCAGTTCCATTTTGGTTTTGTTTATAGATTTTTTTGGTTGCTTCAAAAAATGGGTGGTTGAATCGACGTATTGGCGTTTCCTCTTTGTATTGCTTCACCAACTCCCAGTAAGGCGTTTGTGAAACAATGTAACGGTGATGCCTTCCACGTTCAACGATTGCAGGCGTAATAATTCCCTCGTTCTTCGCTTTTATCATTCCGTTTTTGAAAGCAAACTGCTCAATTGAACCCTTACTCACTCCCAAAATTTCGGCAATTTCTTTGTTTGAAAGGACGGGGTGGAGCTTAAAAATAAGCTCCTTTTGCCCCTCCGTAAATCTTGAACCTTTGTACCTTTCCATTACTTCCAAATCTTATTCGTGTCCTTGTAAAAACGCTCTTTCCATTCTTGCCCGATACGGTAATGGTCTTGCAACTTATCCAACAAAGTAGGATCGGTTTCGTGAAGTTCCAATAACTTCAAATACTTTTCCTCGGTGAATGGTTGCAACTGCTTAACCTCGGCTTGCTTGGTTTGCGGTGCGCTCGGTTTGGTTACTGGCTTGTTAGGTACTTGCATCGGTAGCTTGTTGCTCGCTCCATTGGCATCGTCGTCTTCCTGAATAACACCGAAGCAAGCGGAAAGGCTATAACGACGGGCGTAGGTCAACGCACTGCCGTACCCGTGTGGATCGTTTTTAGGCGCAGGAACGAACGTAATACCGTTGCTCATAGTTTCCCCTGATTCGTGAATGATAAGCGTTTCAACACCCACTCCCCCTTCTAGTCGGTGAATTACTTGGGAGTAGGTTAACCCGTTCTCGTTTAGCGGTTTCTTGATTGCATCTGTAACGCTCGCAAGGTCTGCGTATCGGTTGCGGAAGTGTGGGTTGGTGGAGTCCTTAGATGCTCCCTCAATTTGGGCGGTTGCTTTTACCAAAGCCTTCGCCAAGTTCTTAATTGTTTCCATAATTATTTTGTTTTGGTTTTCAAAGATACAAAGTAAATTTAATTGTGCAAACTTTTTGCGTAATTTATTTTCGATAAGGTACGTAGGCGGTTCGCTTTCCGATCTTGGTTGCTCGCAAAATCTGCTTACGGTTATGGGTTGGTGAGTACGAAACGTGTACCCAGTCAGGTTCTTCCAACGTGCCAAACTCCCAAATGATTTGGTCGAACACATCTAACTTGCAGGCTTCCTCAAATAGTTCTTTATTGGTTGTTAAAATGCCTTGCATATCAATCGCCTCACCTTTGCAGTGCTGGCTTGTTTTACTCCCGCCAATGGCTCGGTTAAGTTCGGGGGATCGGTAGAAGGAAGAAACACGGATTGCCCCTAACTTATCACGTAATGGTTGGAATATCTTTTCAGCGGTTTCAATCATCGTTTCAATCGTGGCTTGGTTGGGTGTGTTATCAATGCCCAAACGGGTTGCCGTGTTGCTTTTGGTCGCTTCTTGGAGCATTAGATTCTTGGTTAAGTTCATAATCCTTCAAAAAATTGGGTTAGCTTTCGTAACGTGTTCCCATCAACCAAACCGCTAACAATAGCCTTGCGGTAGGTTGGTGCGCTCACTGGTAATTCAAACACGGTAATTCCGTGCTTTTCTCGTAAATTCTCCCAACGTGTTGCGAGTGATTCTGAAATTAAGGGGGTAGCAGGTTTGCGCCCCCTTGTTAGTCCTTTAATTGTTCTCATAAATAGTGAAAAATGATTGAGTAGTTTTCATAGTTTGCCACGTTCAATTTGAAACTGATTGCGCAACCGATACCGATTTGCTCGGTGTAACTTCCATCGGATGCCACAACGTTTGAGTTTGGCAGTTCGCTTTGAATGATCATATTTAAAAGTTCCGTTACCGACAAATCAAAGTTAGTACCTCGGTTATCTGCAACGTGCCATTTCAACCCCTTCCAAATTGCCTTGGCGTACTTGAATGCGTGGTGGTTCACTGGCTCGCACGGGATGTCTGTACGGTTGTGGCTAATCAGGATATTCCATGCGCCTGATTCGTAGCCTTCGCTCAACTTCATTTCGGGGAGCGTGTTTAAATTGATTGTTCTCATTTTGTTTTTGGTTTAATGTTTTTATACCTTATTGGTTTGTAAATATTTGATTAGTTGATTTGATACAATGCTTTTGGTTTGACCATAGCATAGGTAGATTTGAAAATCATCATTGGTATTCTCATGATTTACGATACTTCCTGTCCAACAATTATTGCATTTGCTTACAGCGATTTCAAAGCTTCCTACCTTATTTGAGTAGTAGCCTTTACATTCTTTTCTTAGGATTAGTGTTGTCATGATCTTGTTTTTTTTAGTTTGTTTCTCTTTGGTCTTACAAAGATACAAGCGAAAACTAATTATGCAAACTTTTTCAGAAAAAAAAATGAAATTATTTTTTGAAGGCATAAAAAAACCCTCCGTTTCCGAAGGGTCAAACCAAAATTAAACTAGGATGAAAACAACCTAACAACGGTAAATATACGAATTATTTACCCTCGTCAACTGTAATTTGTGAAATAGTTGTAATGATTGTGCCTGCGGTAATTAAATAACCGCTCAAACTAACCAACGCCACGGGTAAAGCTACGGGGGCAGTAGCCAATGCACCGCCAACAACACCCACGACAATGCCAATAGTGCGTAACTTAGCAAAGAACGGAGGAGTTGGAGCCTTAACCCGTTCCATAAGATCCATTTCATTTGCCTTTTTCGGTAGAAGATTTTTCAAGTTTTTCATTATTAATAAATTTAGTTGCAAAAATTTCAGTTCCTTTTAATCCCAAGTAACCCATGATAAACGCAATGCCGTACTCAGCATTTCCGCCTTCCATTCCTAACCCATCAACCACAATAGGCGTTAAGTAGTTAGCAGAAAACACACCGCTCGGAATGGTTACAATTGCCTTCTTCCACGAAAAGTCCTTCTTTCCGATCATAACGAGCGAACCTGCAAATCCTGCGAACGACAAACCGAGGTTGATACCTAAATCATGCAGTAACTGCTTCATAAACATTTGGTGATTTTTCTTCTAAAAATAAACCTTCGTGCGCTTCATATTCCGCTTTTGCGGTTTCAAAGTCATCAAAGAAATGGTTGGTGTTATCGTAAATAACTAAATACTTCATAACAAATTGCCTTTTACAAATTGAACGGTTAACGTTGCGCCTGCCGTACCTACCAAACCAAGAAAGGAAATAACAAAGTTTCCGCTTCCATCCTGAGCAACTGAAATCGACGTGGAGTTATGCCCCGAAAAAGAGTTCCCCGAAGTATTTGATGCGCCCAATCCGTACCTTACGTTTGTCGATGTGGTTTTGCAAATCAGCATTTCAAATTGTGAGTTAGTCCCTGCCGATTGCAAGTACCTTGCACCGCCTGCGTTCACGTTAATTCCAACGGTTGTGTTACCACTCCCTGCGGTTCGCTCGATCAATCCCGAAATTCTAATAACTCCACCCACGGGAATAATAGAAGAAGCGACCGTAAACGTGGTCAAAGTAACTGCCGTGGTTGAAGTGATTGCAAGCGCACCGACTGCGGAAGTGAGCAAGCCTGCTTCATTTACCTACATCAACCCCAAAACCTCGCAAGAGAAAAAATTTGAAAATCTTTT